TTTTTTCAATTATGGAATTTAACACATATTTCAACTCCGAATTGGAGCGATTGGAACTCACACGAAAAAAGGTTTGTCAAGCATTAGATATGACAATCCCAACACTTCGTTCAAGGGTGAACAATTGCGGTACATTTCAAGTGGATGAAATCAAAAAACTCCAATCGTTGGGGTTTGATCTTAATCGTTTAATCTAAAAAAATGTCAGAAACAGAAAACAATTTGCACGAAAAACTTTTGAAAGTGCAAGGTGAAATCGGAGCGATTTCAAAATCAGCAACAAATCCTTTTTTCAAATCAAAATACTTTGACATCAATGTATTGATTCGGGAGGTGTTGCCAATACTAAATAAGCACGAACTCACACTTTTGCAACCCATCAAGGATGGTGAAGTTTGCAGTGTGATAAGTGATGGAAAAAACTCCATTGAAAGTGGAGTGAAACTTCCTGAAATAAATGATCCGCAGAAACTCGGATCAGCAATAACGTATTTCAGGCGGTACACATTGCAATCATTGCTTTCGTTACAAGCGGAGGATGATGATGGAAATATGGCATCAGGAATGAAGCCAAAATTGTCAAGTGAGCAATTTGAAGTTGTGATGAAATCAGATCGACAAACTGCTTTGAAGGCAATTAAAAAAGCGGAATTGTCCGCAACTCAATTAAGTAAATTAAAATCTAAATTCAATATATAATGGCAGAGGATAAAATTTTTGCAGATGGTTTCATTGTGAAACGTAGAGAAAACGCACCCGATTTTGTGGTGGCAAATGTATCAATCAAGGTTGATGAATTCGGAAAGTTTGTGAAAGCAAACTCAAAAAACGGATGGGTGAATCTTGATGTGAAAACCGCTCAAAGCGGTAAAATGTACGCTGAACTAAACACTTGGCAGCCAGATGGCAAAGTGCAAAAAGTGGCACAAGGGGAAAGTGACTTGCCTTGGTAGTCAAGCAATGGGAGTGGCATTTTGCTGCTCCCTTTTTTTTATTTAAAAACAGAAAAAATGAAAGAACAAGATTTGATTGATTTAGGATTTGAAAAAATCAAAGTTTACAAGGAGGAAAGTGGGATGGATAATGACTATTATTTTTATTCCCATTGCGAAACTGGAATTGAATTTTTTACCAATTCCAATGATGAAATTTTATCGGATGATTGGTATGTTTCAATGTTTGATAATGACTTGTGCAGGATATTCAGCAAAACGGAAATTGAACTTATTATTCACATAATAAATAAAAACACAACAAAATGAAACAGATACAAGATACAAATGAGGAATATCATTCAAAAGAATCCATCAGCGCATCAGGGTTGAAAATGATTGCCAAAAAATCAGTGAAACATTTCCTTGATAGGAAATTCAATGAAACCGATGCAATGAAATTTGGAACTGCGGTGCATACTGCAATGCTTGAAAGCGATAAATTTTATGATGATTATTACATAATGCCAAAGGTTGATGGGCGCACAAAGGAGGGCAAAGCACTCAAGGCGGAACACATCGAAAAGGCAAAAGGAAAAATAGTGTTGGATGAGGCGGATCATAACCGCATCAAAGCAATTATGGCAAACCTCAAAAACAACGAGTTGGCGCAAAAGTTTTGCAAGGGTGAAATCGAGGTTTCACATTATGGCACAATGGATGGTGTTGATATTCGTGTGCGACCTGATTGCAAAAATTCAATTGCAGGATGGATTTCAGATGTTAAAACGTGTCAAGATAATTCACCTGAAAAATTCCGCATTGACATTTTAAAATTCCGTTACGATTTACAAGCAACATTTTACTGTGATGCGCTTGGATATGATCCAAAGGATTTCCGTTTCATTGCGGTTGAAACCAATTATCCTTATTCAATTGAGGTGTACGGCTTGAGTGATGATTTGATTGAACTTGGGCGCAATGGAAACAAATGGAAAATGGGATACAAACAAGCATTGGACAATTGGAAATTTTATAAGGAAACCGATGTTGCATTGGGATACGAATCAACAAACCGAAATGAGGATGGGAGCATTATTATCTAAAAAACAAATATCAAATGCAAACATTCGCAATGTTGCAAAAAAATCAATTTGGGATTTTTTCAAAATTGATATTGAAAGGCGCACAAGGAAACGTGAAGTTGTGGAGGCACGATATATGTATTATGAAATTTGCCGAATGCGGAGGATGAGTTTGAATGAAATCGGGCAATCGGTGGGAAAGGATCACGCAACTGTGTTGCATGGCACAAAACGCTTTAAAATACTTTGTGAGGTTGATGTAAATTTCAGGGAAAATTTTGAATCATTGAAAACAATTGTTGATTTCAGATCCTCCAGAAAAGTGTCACCATCAATGAGCGGAAAATCACTTTCACATCAACTTGCTGATGCATTAAAAATCATTGGTGAACTTGAAAATGAAATTGATGATTTGAGAATGGAAATGCTAAAAATGCAAATTCAATGAGTTTTTTGTGTAATTTTGTTAAAAGTGTAACAATGTCAAAGGGGTTTTATAAGTATCTTGGGAATGAGGATAAGTTGCAACATCAAGTGATGAGTTTCATTGAGTTGCAATATCCAGATGCTTTATGTGCGCACGTTCCAAATGAAGGAAGGCGCACTCCTTTTGAGCGTTTCAAATTCAAATATCTTGGTGGCAAATCGGGAGTTCCTGATGTATTGATTTTTGATTGCAATGATTCATTCAATGGATTGGCAATTGAACTCAAGGCGGGGAAAAATAAGGCAACTCCAAACCAATTGAAATGGCTTGAGCGATTAAGCAAAAAAGGTTGGGCAACATATTGCCTCAATGATTTTGATGTTGTTTCAGATACAATCAAAAAATACTTTAGCAATGAAATATAGGAAAGTTTATTTCGATGAGGAAAATCAAAAGGTGCGTTGGACAATGAACGCAACTGATGATATTGATGTAAATTATGAATATCTTGGTACAATGTCAAGGGTTGAAATGGATTTGCTTGTGGAGGTTTTGTGGGAATTGTATGGTGATAATAATATTACTTTTTTGGAGTTTGCCAAAATTTTTGGTGATCTTCGCACATTTTGTGATCAATTGAAACGGATCACGAGTTGATAATTTAGAAACAGAAAAAAATGGTAGTAAATAGAATTTACAAACCTGATCATCTTGATCGGTTTGCGGTTATACCGACCGATATATTCAGAAAAAAGGGAATAACAATGGCTGCATCTGGATTGTATTGTTGGCTATTTTCACACGATGCCAAACAAAAAATGACAATGGCATTCATTCAAGGGCATTTCAAGGATGGGAAAGATGCCATCACTTCAAAAATAAAAGAATTGGAATCATTTGGCTTTTTGAATCGTGAGGAAGTGCGATCAAATGGAAAGTTTTCAGGATACAATTTTCGGTTGATTGTGCCAACCATTGCGGAAAAAACCGTTGCGGAAAAAACCGCTGCGGGAAATCCGCACCAAAGTAATATATATAATAATATACAATATCATGTACAAGATAATATACAAGATAATGTACAATATCATAATAAAGAAAGTAATATTCCACAAAGCGTTAAAACCGCTTTGCAGCACTTTGTTGTTTTGTTTCCAGAAAAGTATCAACCAAAAACAAATGCCCAAAAATTAAAGTGGGCAAATTGCCTTGAGCGTATTGAACGCATTGATGGATACGATTTGCGCAAGGTATATGAAATGGTGAAAAAAATGCGTGATGATCAATTCTGGAGTGGCAATTTCCTTTCAATACTAAAATTGCGCAACAAGGATAAAAATGGGATTCTTTGGGTTGATCGGTTTATGGATATGCAAAAATCAGGAAAACCACAAGCATACAAGATGATTCCAAACCTTATCAAGTTTTACAAATACAATGATCCTGCGGGAAAACCAATGATTGGTGCAATTACAAAAGGAGCGGAGTTGGATGATTTCGCATTGGTGTATAAACTTGGCACAACGGAATATGAAAATTTAAAAAAATATCTTGATGGAAAACAATAAATTCTATTTTTTGGATGAGTGGGAAAGCGAATTGATACGTTTTCACGCAAAACAAAGGCAAATAAACAAGGAACGCAGTGGCATTGATGGTTTGGGTACTGTGAACGAAAAAAGTGGCTTAGAACTCAATTATGTGGGTTTTGCTGCGGAATACATATTTTGCAGGGAAATGAATTTGATGCCTGATTTTAGTGTTGGCAACACTTCAAAGATTAAAGGCACTGACAAATACGATGCCACGTGGAATGAATGGAGTGTGGATGTAAAGTGTTCACGTAATATCCGAAACCCAATGATGATTCCAGAGTACTCAAAATGTGATGTTGATATATTTGCCTTTTTTCAAGGTGATGAAAAAACATTCCAATTCAGAGGGTTTGCAACCAATGGGATGGTATTTAATGAAAAGAACTTGAGGCATACTCGGGTGCTTTCCTATGTGCTTGAGCCACATAAAATGCTCACAATGGATGAACTAATATTCTTAAAAACTAAAATATGATTGAAATTACAAATGAGGATAATATGCAAATGATGGCACGTTATCCCGATAACCATTTTGAACTTGCAATTGTTGATCCTCCTTATGGGATTGAAAGGTTTAAAAAAGGTTTTGGCGATACTCGTTTCAAAATGGATAAGAGAACATCTAAAAATGGTATCGAATGGGATAACAAACCAAGTGAAAAGTATTGGTTAGAATTATTTAGAATATCTAAAAATCAAATAGTATGGGGTGCAAATAATTTTGTAATGCCACCTAGTGAGTATTTTTGTATATGGAATAAAAAACAAACCGTAGATAATTTTGCAACTGCTGAATATGCTTGGGTTAGTATGGGTTTAAAAAAACCTGCTAAAATGTTTAACTATGGCATACATAAACATAACCATACAAATAAAATACACCCAACACAAAAACCTGTTGCGCTTTACGAATGGCTTTTGATGAATTACGCTAAAGAGGGGGATAAAATACTTGATACTCATTTAGGTTCAGGCAGCATTGCAATTGCCTGTCACAATTTGGGATTTGATTTAACTGCTTGTGAACTTGATCCTGATTATTATGAAGCATCAATAAAACGTTTGAAACAACATCAAGCACAACAAACACTTTTTTAAATTATAGAATATGAAACTAAACAGAAACCAAAAATTCACATTAAAGGCGGGAATGTATTTTGCCATCATTTATGTAATAACAGTTGAAATGTTGATAATCGGATTGAATTATTTTTTAAGTTAGCAAAATGAAACAGAAACTTGAAAACCTCGGAATTATCCTGAAAAAACAATCAGGATACGAAAAAACAACTTGTCCAAAATGCTCACATACACGCAAAAAGAAAAATGATCCTTGTCTTTCGGTTACTATTGATGAGGGTGTATATAATTGCCACAACTGCGGTTGGAGTGGGAGCGTGAAGTTTGAGCGCAAAAAAGAATTCATCAAACCTCCAAAAGTGAGTGTTGATTTGAATGATCGTGTGATTGAATGGTTTGCATCCAGAGGCATAACGGAGCCAACGATTGCGCACTGGAAAATTGGTGAATCCCTTGAATATATGCCACAAGTGCAAAAGAAAAGGCGGTGCATTAACTTCAATTATTTCCGCAATAAGGAACTAATCAATGTGAAATATCGTGATGCTGAAAAGAATTTCAAACTCGTTTCGGGTGCTGAATTGATTTTTTATGGCATTGATAATTTGAAGGAAGTTGAACGTTGCTACATCGTGGAAGGTGAAATGGATGCACTTTCATTGCATGAAGCGGGATTGTACTCGGTTTGCTCCGTTCCAAATGGTGCATCAAAGGGCAATCAAAAACTTGAGTATTTAGATAATTGCTTTGAATACTTTAAAAACAAAAAGGAAATCATTCTTTGCACTGATAATGATGATGCGGGATTGCAGCTGCGCAATGAATTATCAAGGCGGTTTGGCGCATATCGTTGCAAATACGTGGAGTTTGGTGAATACAAGGATGCGAATGAGGTGTTGATTTCAAAAGGTGCTGAAACTTTGCGAAACATCATCAAGGAGGCAAAAAATTTCCCATTGGAGGGTGTATTGAATATCAATAATATTTGGGATAATGTTTTATCCTACA